AGATAATGACTGATTTAATATTTGAGGATATAGGTGGTCATGAAATCATTACCATATCTAGAAGTGATTTAATTAATGGAGAAAACGTAGTTTATAGTCCTATTAAAAATCTAAGTTCTATATTTTTTCAATATAACCCTCAAAATATTCTTGCATTACAAAAAACGGCAGATTCATATTTTAAAAATTTTCCAATTAAACTTAGCGACAGAATCCCAGAATGTGGTACGGGATATACGCTTGACACCGTTGATCCTACGAAGCAGATAGAAAACTGTAAAATAGTATATACAGATCCAAGAACTGGGGATATCGTAATCAACGTTATTAATATGGGTAAAGAAGAGCAGGTAGAGGTTCAAATCCTTCAGCAGGGGATTGTTCTTAGTGATACAATATACGAGGTGGAATAACTATGATAACTAATAATGGAAAAAATATAATTGCTAAATACCTTGTGGGTCAGTCCCCAGCGTATGCTTCATATATTGCCGTGGGCTGTGGAGCAAAGCCACTAGATCCAGATCCAGAAGTTCCATTTGGAGATTATTCTAACCAAACCTCATTGGACTTTGAAATGTTTCGTGTTCCAATTACATCTAGAGGATATATAAAAGATGACGATGGAACTGCCAAAGTTGTACTTACAGCAGAACTTCCAACAGAAGAAAGATATGAGATTTCTGAAATTGGAGTTTATTCTGCGGGTGCAAATCCAACTGCTGGTGCTTATGATAGCAAAACATTATTTTCATTTTCTGAGTCAGAAGGTTGGGAATATAATAATCAAATTGCATTAATACCAAAATATGAACCACTAGATTCCACTGGGTCTAGCGGAGAAATACATATTAAAGACAATGGTTCAGACCTTATGGCATTTACGACAAATGCAAATAATAGAATTTTTACAAACCCTGAAAGAGTTGAGCGGTATGAAAGATGTAGATTTTTAAATAATATTGTAATTACAAATGGGTCAATGTCAAATCTATCAACAGAAATGGTAGGTGGGGTAAAAAGACTTAAGGCAAACACTGGAAGCAATTATGTAGGTCTAACTGGAACAGCATTAAACTTAAGTAAAAATGCTCCTACGGATGAAATAAGACTTGCCTTTTCAGTTGTAAATAAAAATGCAAATAATGTTTCACCAATTAATCCAGACAAGGTGTATATATTAATTGAGTTTTCAGACACAGATGTTTATGGAGAAGGTCAGTGGGCAAGGTTTGAGGCAATCATAGAAGACTACGATTTTGCAACTAATAGATATATTGTTAGTACTAAACAATTACAAGAACTAAGAAAAAGCAGCACGGGATTTAACTGGGACTCTGTAAACACTATAAAGGTTTACACCTCAGTGTTTATTGAAAACGATGTTCTTTCTGATGACTTTTATATTTGTTTAGATGCTGTTAGACTAGAAAATGTTACATCGATAAATCCTTTGTATGGTTTGGTTGGGTACTCTGTAATTAAAAACATAGACGCTGCAACTGTGATTAAAGAATCAAACACAACAAGTTATATTGAATTTAGATTTGGGATGAATATTAATAATGGCTGATCAAGGTGTTAAAAAAATAGTTATTCCAAGATCATCTCTGCCACCAGCAGGCAAGGATGGAGAATACCTGGTTCGCTATAGAATAGCGTCACAAGATAAAAACAGATACTCCCACTGGTCTTTAATTCATAAAGTTATTGGAAAAAGCCTACAGCCAGTGAGTGGCAGAATTGAGAGGGTTAACTCTATCATTGTAGTTGCCTGGGACTCTGTACCAAATATATTATCTTATGATATATTTACAAAATATAATAATGAAACAGAATATACATACCATGGAACCGCTACTTCAAATAACTATTCTATTATTAGTCAGGGTGGAACCAGTATCGATATAGCGGTACAAATAGGCGGTATATTCAAAGAACGAAGAGATAGTAATACTATCTATACTGGAACTTTAAGTTTGGTATAATTATACAGGAGGAATTATGGCACAAATATCACCACCAGAACGAGGACAGCCTTTAGACGTAAACTATATTTATAGTATAGTTAATGCAGTAAATGAGTTGTCTAAGCAAATATCACCATCATCTTCAAAGTATGTAACGATTGATATCCCAGGAGATGGGCCAAGATCTGTTAAGGCTTCTGAGGCAAGAATTATTGGAACAGAAAAAGTGGTTGTAACTAACTCATCAAAAAATATTGGCGATGAGGAAACTTTTGAGTATGTGTTTCCAGCAGAGTTTAAATTTAAACCAGTAGCAACTGCTACTCCAGTCAACATAGGTCAGACCAATGCTGGAGAAAATGTAACCGTAGTTTTAAAAAGTGTAGGAACTTCACGTGTGGAGGGCCTAGTTCGATTTAATGAAACTGGAAACTTATCTGTATCCGTAAACATATTGGTCGTCGGCATACCTCTTTAATGATAAGTTGTAAGAAATGTTTTCGCAAAATGTTAATAGACAGGGTATACAACTCAGTCTCACATTTAGAGATATACTGTTTGGCTTGTGGATCAAGAAGATTTTTCCATCCGCCATCTGATTCAGAGGAAGGTCGATGGCTACTAAAAAAGGAAATAGAACGAGCCAAGAGTACAATGGCGCTCCTGTAATACCTGGAAATAAAAAAGTTTGGTTTTTAAATAAAGATCTTGTTAGGATTGTGCATTATAACAGATCAAACGGCATTATGTCAATATACAATATTAACAAAGATAGATTAGAAAGTTGTTTGATTAATGATTTTAAAACTAAAAGAGAACGTGCTTACACTGTAGGAGAGACTGCTGATCTTGTTAATAGGCATAAAAAGTATATGCCATCATTAATGAAGCGTGGAATTATTCCATTTCCAACAGGATCACAAAAAGGTGGTGAGCGTGGATGGCAGGTAAGATCTTATTATTCAGAATCGCAAGTAAGAGAGATTCGTGATATACTGGCTACATACCATATTGGTAGACCAAGAAAAGATAACTTAATAACAAACGATATCACACCAACAAAGGCTGAGTTGACTCGCAGGATGGGTGATGGTATACTTACATATACGAAGACTGAAGACGGTAGATTTATACCAATTTGGTCTGAATCAATATAACAGAAGGGTATGAAATGGAAAACGAAGATACAAAAGTATCAGTAACAATTGGATATACACTAAACCTTGGAAACTTTCAATCACTAAGACTTGATCTTGGTGTTGTTGATTCAAGACGTAATGGAGAAACTCCAGACCAGGCTTTTGAGCGTGTGTATAAATTTGTTGAAGATAAACTAGCAGCAAAGATAGCAGAAGCAAAGGTTGAACTAGAAGAAAGCAACTAGTATGACCGACAAGCAGAGTAAGTGGGCATTGCTTAGTCGTTTTGACAAGCACTATAAGTTTAAGATGGGGCATGCTCCAACACATAATAAGTGGAAAGAGCAGAAGTCAGCAGAAGTTCTTGTTGAGTCCTATACACTAGAAACTTGCTATGCTTTGCTAGAATACTATTTTGAAGTTACAGATAATCCTACTTGGAATCATTTCTCGTACATTGCAGATGATATACTAAAAGCAAAGACTATAGAAGAAAAAGACTTACATGATCGTGAACAACGTAAACAATTAGCAAAGGAGTGGTTGAGTGAATAATACAGAGTCTAAACTAATCTCAGCCGTTCTTCAAGACAAGCAAGCGCATGTTTTGTTGCAGGCAAATGTAGAGAATATACTAACCACACACCTAGATGTATGGCAGTTTATTAGAAAGTATTATGAGGGGAATGGCACAGTTCCTCCAGCAGACCTAGTTGTTGAAAAGTTTAGGGACTTTGATCCAGTTAGTGGTGTTGGTTCTACAAAGCATCACCTTGAAGAATTACAGTCAGAGTATTTAACAAATAGTTTAAAAGATATTATTAGATCTGCTGCTACTGACGTGCAGGGTGGCTTAGGATTAGATGCCCTTGAATCTCTTATAACTAAAACAGCAGAACTTAGAAAAAATACAGCAGCCATTCGTGATATCGATGTTACAGATTTAGATTCTGCAGTTGCATATTTTGAAAATCTAAAGAAGCAGCAGGAGTCTGGAGCGCTTGGTATTAAAACAGGATTGCCAGGTTTTGATAATTATTTACCTTCAGGAATTATGCCAGGGCAACTAGGAGTCTTCCTTGCATACCCAGGTATTGGAAAGTCTTGGTTGTCTCTCTACTTCGCTGTGCAGGCTTGGAAGCAGGGTCGTAGCCCTATGATTATCAGCCTTGAAATGTCTGAGGTCGAAGTTCGTAACCGTGTCTTTGCAATTATGGGAGAGGGACTTTGGTCACATAGAAAGTTAAGTTCTGGTAATATTGAAATGGATATGCTTAAGTCTTGGCACACAAAAACTGTTCAGGGTAGACCAGAGTTCCATATCATATCAAACGACACTGGTGGAGATATTAATCCAATGGTACTTCGTGGAAAGATTGATCAGTACAAACCAGACTTTGTAATTGTTGACTATTTACAATTAATGTCACCAAACCAAAAATCTGACAACGAAACAGTTCGAATGAAAAACCTTTCTCGTGAATTAAAACTAATGGCTATTTCGGAAGAGGTTCCAATCATTGCTATATCTTCTGCCACACCAGATGATGTTACTAAACTTGAGACAGTGCCAACTCTTGGTCAAACTGCATGGTCAAGACAGATTGCTTATGATGCTGACTGGGTTCTAGCATTAGGTCGAGGGGCTAATAGTGATATTATTGAGTGTGTATTTAGAAAGAACCGTAATGGTTTTATGGGTGAGTTCTTAGTTCAGGCGGACTTTGATAAGGGATATTACAGGTATAAGGATTATGAAGATAAGTCAGTATAATATGCTCCATGGAGACATTTCAGCACAAGCCTATAAAAAGGTTTGCTTTGGACGGGGTCATTAATGATGACGCTGCCATATACAGATTACAGCAGGAATATATCAGGCTACTGGTATCAGAGATGCGATTATCTGGCTATGCTCCAAGAATTGACATCGATCCACAATTTACATTATCATATAACGAAAACAAAAATTATTTTCAATTCCAATTAAGCGTATACGGAATATATGTAGGGAGAAAGAAATCAGAATGGATACTAGGGATAGACGGAACCAAGCCAGTATATACACAGCAGATCAAATCAAAAGAGTACTCGCAGGATCTGGCGTAACTGTAGAAAAAGAAGCAGAGTCTGAATACATAGTATTTTGCCCATTCCATTCAAATCATAGAACACCTGCTGGAGAAATAAATAAATATACTGGATTGTTCTTTTGTTTTTCATGCAGCAAAACAGCAGACCTAATAGAACTCGTAATGTATTTTTCCAATAGAACATATTTTGAGTCTGTTAGATTTATTAAGAGCAAAGAGGTTGAGACAAACATCCTGTCTGAGGTTAATAATAAGTTAATTGAAAAAGAAGAGTGGACAGAGTTTGATATGTCTGTTGTTAATAGGCTTCACGAACAGGCGCTTAATTCCGAAAGAGCAAAAGAGTATTTTGTTAAAAGAAAGATTACTAAGGAATCTGTTATAAAGTTTAAACTTGGCTATTCTGAAAACCAAGATATGGTTTCTATCCCAATACAAAATAGTGATGGGCTGTGTGTAGGGTTTGTTGGAAGATCTGTTGAGGGTAAAGACTTTAAGAACACATCTAGACTTCCAAAGTCTAAATTACTATTTAATTTAAATAGAGTAAAGACTGCATCTAAGGTTTATGTAGTGGAGTCATCCTTTGATGCCATTAGGTTAGACCAGGTTGGCTTTCCAGCCGTTGCGACATTGGGTGCTAACGTATCATCCAAACAAATAGATTTGCTTCAAAAATACTTTAGTGATATAATTATTATTGCTGATAATGATGAGGCAGGCGGTAACATGAAAGAAAAGATAGTCGAAAGACTAAATGGAAATGTTACTGTGATTAACTTAGATAAACAATATAAAGATATAGGCGACATGGACGACAAGTCAATAAAAGAATTGGAATACCAATTTGACAAATCAATATTGTCTATGCTACAATAGAAAAAACAAGGAGAAATAATGAATAAAATAGTAGGACTAAAAAACATCAATGCTTTACTAGATAAGAAGACAGACGAAAACGGTCCAAAGGTTCGCTGGCTAAAGTTAGCAGACGGCCAGGCAGTAAAGATTAGATTTATTGAAGAGTTGGACGAAGACTCTGCAAACTATAATGAAAAGCGTGGACTTGCATTCGTTGTTAAGGAACACACAAATCCAAAGGATTACAAGCGCAAGGCTGTAGACACAATGGATACAGAAGGCCGTGACTGGGCTGAAGAGATGTATCGCAAGGATCCAAAGGGAAATAGTGGATGGCGTGGTCGTCTTCGTTTCTATTGCAACGTTCTTGTCGACGATGGTATCGAAGCACCATATGTTGCAATCTGGTCAATGGGTATCAGCAAGCAATCATCCTTTAATACAATTAAAGAGTATGCTATGGAAACAGGTAGCATCTCTAACGTACAGTGGAAGTTAAAGCGTAATGGTCAGGGAACTGAAACATCTTACACTTTGATTCCTTCTGCTCCAGATAAGGAGCCTTTCAACTGGGAAAGTGTTGAGCCATATGCTCTAGAGAAGGCATTGCGTCGAGTTCCATATGCGGAGCAAGAAGCATTCTATCTAGGTTTTGATTCACCTTCATCTACATCAGCGACGAATATCGACTGGTAGTAGATGAACTACGTACCACTACACTTACATACTCACTTTTCGTTATTCGATGGTATTGGGTTGCCATCTGAATATGTAGATCGTGCTACAAAACTGGGTATGCCTGCAATTGCGATTACAGACCATGGCTCCCTTTCTGGCCACAGAGAAATGTATCGTATTGCCAAAGCAAGTGGTATCAAACCTATTCTTGGCATAGAAGGTTATATGTGTGAAGATCGCTTTGATCATAGAGATAAAAGCGAAAGAACCGATCAACTTGATATGGTTTATAACCATATAATTCTTCTAGCCAAGAATAAGGTTGGATTAGAAAACCTAAACAAACTAAATGAAATTGCTTGGACAGAAGGATATTACAAGAAGCCAAGAATAGATTTTGAAGTTTTGTCTAAGTACAAAGAAGGTATTATTGTATCTTCTGCTTGTCCAAGTGGAATCATTGCTAAGTCAATTGAACTTGGTGAACTTGGTATGGCAAAGAAATATATTAAGTGGTTTAAAGAACAGTTTGGCGATGATTATTACCTTGAGGTAATGCCACATAATGATGACTCAATAAATAGAAACATTTTATTGTTAGCCGATGAATTTAAGGTTAAGCCAATTGTTACTCCAGACTGCCACCATGTTGATCCATCACAAAAAGAAATTCAAGAACTAAAACTTATCTTAAATACATATTCCAATAAAATTCAAAAAGATGCCACATATGAAAAGTCAAAAAAGCAGGGTGACTTAATGAGGCGTTTAGACTACCTATATGGTGCAGATAGACAGATGTCGTTTAATAAGTTTGACATACATCTTCTTTCTTATGAAGAGATTCAGGCTGCTATGGAAAAGCAAGCAATCTGGAGAACTGATATTTATGAAAATACAATTGACCTTGCTAATAAGGTTGAAGACTATGAGATCCAAGATAATCTAAACCTCCTTCCAGTTCAGTATAAAAATCCAGACAAGCAATTAAAAGAATTGGCTATGGCTGGTTTGGTAGAAAAAGGTCTTGATACAAAACAAGAATATCTTGATAGACTTGAAGAAGAGTTAACTGTAATTCAAGATAAAAATTTTGGTCCATACTTCCTTGTTGTTCAAAGCATGATATCTTGGGCAAAGAAAGAAAAGATTATGGTTGGTCCTGGTCGTGGATCATCTGCTGGTTCTTTGCTTTGCTATGCACTTGGCATCACTGATATCGATCCACTAAAGCATGGATTACTGTTCTTCCGATTTATTAATCCAGAGCGTAATGACTTTCCTGATATCGATACAGATATTCAAGATACTCGTCGTGACGAAGTAAAAGATTATTTAGTAAGGCAGTATAAGCATGTTGCATCTATTGCAACATTTTTAGAATTTAAAGATAAAGGTGTTGTACGAGATGTTGCTCGTGCACTAAATATTCCATTAGTAGATGTTAATAAAGTTTTGAAATTGGTAGATACTTGGGATGAGTACTGCACATCAAAAACAACTGCATGGTTTAGAGAGAAATATCCAGAGGTAGAGCAATATGGAGAACAATTACGTGGTCGTATTAGAGGTACTGGCATACACGCTGCTGGTGTTGTCACTAGTAAAAATCCTATTTTTAGGTACGCACCGTTGGAGACACGTTCTTCTCCTGGTTCCGATGACCGCATACCTGTTGTGGCGGTGGACATGGAAGAGGCTGAGAAAATCGGACTCATCAAAATCGACGCACTTGGTCTTAAAACCTTAAGCGTTATTAACGATACATTAAATATTATCAAGGAGCGAGAGGGCACTGAGATAGATCTTTTAAGTCTTGATATGGATGATTCCAAGGTTTACCAGATGCTTTCTGAGGGGTATACAAAGGGTGTGTTCCAATGTGAAGCCACACCTTATACCAACCTACTTGTTAAGATGGGTGTAAAGAATTTAGCAGAACTTGCTGCCTCCAATGCCTTGGTTCGTCCAGGTGCAATGAATACTATTGGCAAGGACTATATTGAACGCAAGCACGGCAGACAGGCAGTAAATTATCTGCATCAAACCATGAAACCATTCACACAAGAAACATATGGGTGTATCCTATACCAAGAGCAGGTTATGCAGGCCTGTGTTGAACTTGGAGGGATGTCTTGGTCTGAAGCGGACAAGGTTCGTAAGATCATTGGTAAAAAGAAAGATGCTAGAGAATTTGATGCTTTTCGTGATAGGTTCGTTGATGGTGCTAGTAAGTTTATTAGTCCTAATCAGGCTCGTGATTTATGGCATGACTTTGAGGCGCATGCGGGTTATTCGTTCAACAAGTCTCATGCGGTTGCTTACTCTACGCTCTCGTATTGGACGGCATGGCTAAAGTATTATTATCCAATTGAGTTTATGTACTCACTACTTAAGAATGAAAAGGACAAAGATGCACGAACTGAATATCTTATTGAAGCGAAAAGAATGGGCATTAGCATTAAACTACCTCACATTAACGATTCGGATATTGATTTTAAAATTGAGGGTAAGGGTATTCGGTTTGGATTGTCGGGGATCAAGTTTATCTCTGATAAGATTGCAGAACGATATATATCGGCACGACCTTTTAAGTCTTTCGAGGAAGTTAAAGCCTTTACATTTACAAAAGGTAATGGAGTCAACAGCAGAGCGCTTGAAGCATTAAGACTTATCGGAGCAGCAACGTTTCCTGATAATCCAAGAAATGATGATGAGTTACGAGAACATCTTTATGAATATTTAGGTTTGCCAGAATTTACACAAACAGTTCCATCACATTATCACGCATTCATTAATCCAGTAGAGGACTTTGAAGAAAAGGGTTCATTTATTTTAATGGGTATGGTAAAAGGAATTAAGCGTGGCAAAGGTTGGTCTCGTGTTGAGATCTTAGATAAGACTGGAAGCATTGGAGTATTTGATGAAGAACAAACTACAATTGAGGCTGGACGAAGTTATATTGCACTCTGTTCTGATAACAGAATTGTTAGTGCTGTTCCTGTGGACGAGATAAAAGGATCTGACTCTGCTTTAGTTAGATTCTTAAACTACAGAATGTTGCCATACAAAGACGACGAGTTATTTGTGGTATCCTTTAAACCTAGGATAACTAAAGCAGGTAAAAAGATGGCTTCGCTTACTCTAGCAGATACTTCTAGAGAGTTGCATTCTGTAACAGTATTCCCTACAGCATTTGCTAAGGCATATATGAAAATAGAAGAAGGACACGCATACAAGTTTGAATTTGGCAAAACCAAAGATGGCACCGTAATATTGGAGGATGTAAATGTCGGTTAGCATTGAAGATGTATTAGCACAGTTAAACCCTAAGTTAAGAAAGAGTATATTGGTAGGAGATGAAGTTCCAAAGACTGAGTACGCAGCAACACCCAGCCACGGACTTAATCGTGCCCTAAATGGTGGACTACCATATGGAAGACAGGTATTAATATGGGGATCAAAATCATCTGCTAAATCATCTTTATGTTTGCAGACAATTGCATTAGCGCAAAAAGAAGGCAAGGTCTGTGCATGGATTGATGCCGAAATGTCATATGATAAATCATGGGCAGAGAAGTTAGGCGTAGACACATCAAAACTAATTGTTTCTCAGGCTAGAACAATTAATGAAATGGTCGATGTCGGTGTAAATCTTATGGAGGCTGGAGTAGATTTAATTGTTGTAGATTCTATTACATCTCTTCTACCTGCTATTTATTTTGAAAAAGATTCTGACGAACTTAAGCAATTAGAAAACACAAAACAAATTGGCGCTGAGTCTCGTGACTTTAGTAATGCATGGAAGATGATTAACTATGCTAATAATAAAGTTAAACCAACACTGTTTATATTAATTAGTCAGTCAAGAAATAATATTAATGCAATGTACACAAGCCAACAACCGACTGGTGGGCAGGCTACTAAATTTTATTCCTCTACTGTTGTTAAACTATTTTCATCAGAATCAGACAACCAAGCACTAAAGGGAAAGATATATGTTGGTGACAAGGCTATTGAAGAAAAGATTGGCAGAAAGGTTAGATGGGAACTCCAGTTTTCAAAAACTAGTGCTGCTTTTCAGTCTGGTGAATATGATTTCTATTTTAGAGGCGATACTTTGGGCATTGACTCTGTCGCTGATCTTGTTGATACTGCTGAATCTTTGGGCATAGTTGAAAGAACTGGAGCATGGTATGTTCTGCCAGATGGATCAAAGGTTCAGGGTAGAGATGGATTTGTTAATAGAGTAAGAGAGGATCTTGATCTACAAGATATGATTAAGAATAAGATCAGTGGATAAATACACTATCTGTGAAGGAAAGTTTCCATGCAAGACCTGTAAAAAGGAAGTAAAAACTATGCGGGTTTATCTATCTACTGGGATTGCATCTTGGATGTGTGCAGATAAGCATTTATCAGAAGTTCAATTGTTTAAGGTTGGGTATAAGAAAGTAAAAAGAAATGACTGAAAAAAATGAAAGTAAAAGGTTAGGGGCAAAGCAGCATAAAAATTCTGGTAGAAATACCAAGAAGGGTGATGCTACTTGGGCAAACTTTACTGTAGATTTTAAAGAAAACTCAAAATCTTTTACGCTTAATCAAGATGTATGGGCTAAAGCAGTTACAGATGCTATACGAAATGGCAACGACCCAGCAATTGTGGTGGTACTTGGCGAGGGTAACAAGAAGGTAAGACTTGCTATAATAGAGTTAGAACTACTAGAACAGATGGTGAATAATGGAACAGAGTAATACAACGCTTGAAATGGTCAATGGTTTGTCAGAAATAGCAGAATATATGGAGGACGAGGAGTTAACCTCTGCCCTAACATTTATTGCTAAGATAATTATTAAGCCAGATATCCCCATGAGCGTGGCTACTGTAGAAATAGTTAGACTACAGGCAATTGCAGCCAAGATGGCATTTAGGGCTACATGGATGGCTAATGTGGATAAGTCAAATAGAGGAAAGAAGAATATTTACTATACAGCAGCAGAGTCAATCAATAGTCTCGTGTCTGCTCTTAAATACATAATTAAGTGATATCTGCTATAATTAATACAAACAAGGGATAACAATGACTAAAAATTTATTGAAGCAAGTAATGATCAAGAGTCCAGAGAAAAAGCATGAATCTAAAGAAGATACAAGTTTTGTTGACGGTTTAATAGAAAAAATAGAATCTGGCTACATGACAAAAACAAAGCCAAGGTTTAGTAAAAAGACAAATTTTTCAGCATCCGCTTTAACTTATGGCGCTGGAGAGTGTCCTAGATACTGGTACCTTGCATTTGATGGACAGGTTCATTACGACAACTCTGACGCATTTGGTGTTGCAAATAGAACTAACGGAACACTTGGTCACGAAAGAATTCAGGAGGCCATCGAGGCTTCTGGACTTCTTGATGAAGATATGGAATTAGATCCCATTGAAAGAAAATATAATAAGCAAACTCATCCAGCAATGGAGTTTAGAGTTAAACTAGACGATCCACCTTTTGACGGGTATGGAGATGTCATGCTTAAGCATAATGGGGAAAGAATTATTGGTGAAATTAAAACAATAATGAATGAAGGCTTTGAATACAAAAAGAATAGTAGAAAGCCTAAGATGGGTCATCTTATGCAATTGCTAATCTATATGAAGGTTTGGAAAGTCGGCAAGGGTGTAATGATTTATGAAAATAAAAATAATCATGAGTTGTTGACTTTACCAGTAGTAGTAAACGATCATTACCGTCGGTGGGTAGACCAGGCATTTGATTGGATGAGAACAGTACACAAGTCTTGGAAGGATCGAGAGTTGCCACAAAAGCCTTATCGATCTAATTCTAAAATTTGTAAGGTGTGCCCAATCCAAAAAGCATGTGCTGAAGCAGAGGCAGGGGTAGTTAAAATTAAACCTCTGGAGTTGCTAGAAAATGAAGAGTTGTAGATGGTGCGATCATACATTTGAATCTGATGTATCTTATCAGATATATTGTTCAGAAAAATGCAGAGAGCAAGCCACTAAAGAAAAAATTGCACAAAGATATATTCAAACTAGACGACAAAAGCGTAAGGGTAAGAATAGAACTTGTAAGCAGTGTGGAGAGAAGTTGTCCATATATAACGATGAGCCGTTATGTAATCAATGTGTAATTAATCCAATAGATGTTAAAAAAGTTTTAAAACAAGTAAAGGGATTGTCAAATGACAAAGGCAAAAGAAACAGATAGATATCCAGAAGGCAACTACGGTAAAAGGCCTGGAGTAATTTGCTCTATAGATGCTAGTACTAATAATCTTGCTTTTGCAATATATTCATATAACAAATTAGATTGTTATGGAAAAATAACATTTAATGGTAGGGATATATACGAAAAGATAACTGATGCATGTAAAAAGTCTAAGGCATTGTTTGATCACTATAACTTAGTTGAGGCTATTGTTATTGAGCATACAGTCTTTATGAATAGTCCAAAAACTGCAGCAGACCTTGCATTAATACAAGGTGGAATCCTAGGTGGTGCTGGTCTATCTGGTATCCAAATTATTGGTAAGGTATCTCCAATTACTTGGCAAAATTATTTAGGAAATAAAAGATTAACTAAAGAAGAACAAATTAGGATTAGATCTCTGAATCCTGGAAAGTCAGACTCATGGTATAAATCTTATGAGCGTGAATTCAGAAAGCAAAGAACAATAAAACTATTAGATGTTATTTATGATAAGAAAATAACAGACAACGATGTTGCAGATGCATGTGGCATTGGTCACTGGTCAATAAATAACTGGAATAAGGCTATTGGATTTGACAAGGATGAGTCATGAGTGCTAAACTATATACAAGTGAGTTATGGCTTAAAAAGAGATATCACATTGATAAGAAATCTCCAGAGGCTATAGCAAAAGAATGTGGGGTAAGCGTGGAAACTATTTATGTATATCTTGCTAAGTTTGGATTAAGGAAGTCAAAGAGATGAATTTAGAGCCAGTTTTTCCAGATTCACAACAATTTAAGTGTGATGATTTATATTTACTTACAGTAGGAACAGAGGCTGGAAAAGAAATACTAGAAACCTGCCATGAAATTGCACACATGTTAGTAAAAAAGAATATTGCTTATGGCAACTCAGCCCTTGAGCCTGTACGTATATTTTCAAAGGCGGGACCAAGAGAGCAACTCCATGTTCGTATAGATGATAAGTTAAACAGACTTATGAAGGGTACAGAGTATCCAGGAGACAATGATATTGATGACTTAATAGGATACTTGGTATTGCTAAAAATAGCAAAGTCAAATGATTTAGGAACTCAGGGGGATTATCAACTTGTCAACTGAAGAAGATTTAATTAAGCATCTTGATGAAATTAATAATGTTGTAGGAGAATACCTAAAAGGAAATGATGCAACAAAGATTTCCAAAGATCTTTCAATACCAAGAACTCGTGTAGTTCAGCACATCAATGAGTGGAAGGTTATGGCATCTGCTAATGATGCTATTCGTGCTCGTGCTAAAGAAGCACTTGCAGTTGCAGACACACATTATAATAAACTAATTGCAAAGTCGTATGAGGTTATTGATGAAGCATCCATGACCAACAACCTTGGGGCAAAGACTGCAGCAATTAAACTTGTTATGGATATTGAGTCTAAGAGAATCGATATGCTACAAAAGGCTGGGCTTCTTGAGAATAAAGAACTCGCAGAAGAAATGCTACAAATAGAAAAGAAGCAAGAAGTTTTAATGGCAATTCTTAGAGACATAGCATCTGAGTACCCACAGGTTCGTGATGAGATTATGCGTAGACTTTCTGATGTTGCCAAAAAGGATGAAGTGATTACCATTGTCCATGAAGTTTGATGATTTCCTTGAGGCTTTAGCAGATAGTCATTTTGAAGAAACTCCAGTCGATGCAAAGACGTTTGTTGAGTCTCCAGAATATTTAGGTCAGCCAGGATTATCTGATATTCAGTATGACATTGTTGAGGCAATGAGTCAGATTTATCGCAAAGAAGATCTTATAAATATTATGGGAGAAGAAGAGGGGTCAAGATATTATGACAAATACACAAAGAATGAAATCATTCTACAACTTGGCAAGGGTAGCGGTAAAGACTTCACCTCTACTGTGGCTTGCGCTTATATTGTATACAAATTACTATGTCTCAAAGATCCAGCAAAATACTTTGGAAAACCATCAGGGGATGCGATAGATTTAATTAACGTTGCTATTAATGCTCAACAGGCTAAAAACGTTTTCTTTAAAGGTTTCAAATCAAAGATTGAGAGATCACCATGGTTTGCTGGTAAGTATGAAGCAAAGGTAGACTCTATTGGTTTTGATAAATCTGTTACAGTTTACTCTGGACACTCTGAGCGTGAATCTCATGAAGGTTTAAACCTTTTACTTGCAGTGCTCGATGAGATTTCTGGTTTTGCATCTGAGGTTGCAACTGGTAATGAGCAGGGTAAGACTGCTGACAACATCTACAAAGCATTTCGTGGATCAGTAGATTCTCGTTTCCCTGACCTTGGCAAGGTAGTTCTTCTATCATTCCCACGCTATAACGGAGACTTTATTTCTGAGCGGTATGAAGCAGTAATTGCTGACAAAGAAGTAGTAAGTAAAACACATAGGTTTATAATTAATCCACTACTTCCAGAGGATGATAAGGATAACTGGTTTGAGATTGCATGGGATGAAGATCATATTAAGTCATATAAATACCCTGGAGTTTTTGCTATTAAAAGACCTACATGGGAAGTAAATCCTACAAGACAGGTAGACGATTTTAAAATTGCATTTATGACAGACCTTGGTGACGCAATGATGCGTTTTGCCTGTGTTCCTACATATGCATCAGATGCCTTTTTTAAACAAGCAGATAAGGTTCGTGCTTGTATGACATCCAGAAATCCACTGGATCAATTCAGAAGATTTGAAGAAAACTTTAAGCCAGACCCAGATAAAGTTTATTATGTTCATGCTGACCTTGCACAGAAACACGATAAGTGTGCTGTTGCAATTGCACATGTTGAGAAGTGGGTAAATGTTCAGGTAATTAAAGACTATGAGCAGATATCGCCTATTGTTGTTGTTGATGCTGTTGCATGGTGGGAGCCAAAGGTAGAGGGTCCAGTCAATCTTTCAGAGGTAAAGCAGTGGATACAAAATCTACGCAGACTTGGATTTAATATAGGGTTAGTTACTTTTGACCGTTGGCAGTCCTTTGATATCCAGAATGAGTTGCAGGCAGTGGGCATGAGAACAGAAACAGTTTCTGTAGCCAAGAAGCACTACGAGGATATGGCTATGCTTGTATATGAGCAAAGACTAGTAATGCCTGCTATCGAACTTTTGTTTGAAGAACTAACAGAACTTAAAATTATGAAAAATGACAAGGTCGATCACCCACGCAAAAAATCTAAGGACCTTGCTGATGCTGTGTGTGGATCTATCTTTGGTGCGATATCCTATACACCCAGAGATCAAAACCTTGAAGTCGAGGTTCATACATTTAGGGGACAGCCCCGCAGAGTTGACACGCTCCCTGAGAACGTGATACAATATAAACCTAACCAAATAGAAGATATAAAAGACTATCTGGATAGACTAAAAACACTATAAACAATGAATAAAAGGAGAAAAATGAATTCATTCAAGAAAATCGCACTAGCCGTGGTTGCAGCCATGACTTTGGGCATGGTCGCCGTAGCACCTGCAAATGCTACAGTAATGACAGTAGCGGTAACGCTAGATGGAACAGCAAATACAACTAATGGTGTAATTGCTACCCCTGCCACATTGCCAGTACCAGCAGATAACACAATTGATGCAGCAGATGCACTACGCTTTGTAGCAACAGTAGCAGCAGGAACATCAGTAACTGCAACTGCAACTAACGCAACAATCGTATCTGCACTACACACATCAGCAGCACCAGTAGGAGCATCGTCAGGATCATCATCTTTGACAATTGCAACAGGTACTGGAACAACTGCAACATTTTTTGTCTACACAAAGACAACAGCAATTGGAACCGTTGTAATTAACAATGGTGGAACAACTCTTACATACTATGTACAGGGTACTGCTGGCAAGATCAATAACCTAACAGTTTCAGCACCTACAGCAGGTGCAGCAGGAACTAAGCAGGATATCGTTGTAACTGCAACAGATGCATTTGGCAACAAGGTATCTGGCAAGTCAATTACAGCAACCGTATTTGCTTCAACAGCAGTTATGGATACAGCAACAGTAACAACTGGTGCTACTCTAACAGACTTTGGAACAGCAACTTTTAAGGCTACTCTTCCAACAACAGGAACACGCTCACTAATTACTTTTGCACCAACAACATCATCAGATGCAGTTGCAGCAGCAGTAGTTGGTTTGACTGCTCCAACACTTGCACCATTCGCAGAGATTGCAGTTCGTGATCTAGTATCAGAACTTGCTGCACAGACTGCTGCAAAGATTGCTGCAGAGAATGCTCTTGCTGCTGCCGTTGCTAAGGCTGCAGCCGATGCTGCTGCTGCAAAGGTTGCTTCAGATGCAGCACTTGCTGCTAAGAATGCAGAACTTGCAAAGTTCAAGGAAGACACAACAACAGCAGTTGCTCAGGCAAAGGCTGCTTCAGATAAGGCACTTGCAGATGCAAAGGTTGCACATGATGCAGCAATTGCCAAGTTGACTGCAGATAACGCTGCAGCAATTGCTTCTTTGAAGAAGTCATTCAATACACTTGCAAATCGTTGGAACAAGAAGAATCCACGAGCAAAGGTTACACTGATTAAGTAATTAATCAAATAATGGGGGGGTGGGGAAACCTGCCCCCCTTTTTGTTTTGAGGTGATATAATTGAGTATGTTTGATTTAATGGAAAACGCAAAGCAAAACAGTAAGGTTCTGACTGTTGAAAAATACCATACATCAGAAATCACATGGGAAGATGTGGCAAAATTTTTATATAGTGAATCACTTATACCAAATGAAATACTTAAGGATAGAATTTTAAATCAAGGTGGTTCCTTTAGAGGCAATGTTGAAATTCAATCAGGGCTATGGTTTGCTCCGCAAGGAAGGAAATCAATATTTAGTCATTTTAAAGGTGTAACTGAATTACTATACAAATTAAATAAATCTGTAGACAACACTAATTGTGATTATTATGAAGCCAAGCCATGTAATTGTAAGAGTGATTGGCACCTGCAGGGAATAAGAATATCAATGACTGATAAGATTACTGGCTATCATGCAGATACTGTTGATGCAATTTTTTGGCAAATACTTGGAACATCTTTGTGGGAAGTAGATCAAGAAGAAACTTATGAATTAAAGCCAGGAGATATAGTTTATTTGCCTACCGAAACAGAACATAAGGTTTGGGGAGTTGGCCCAAGATTAGGGCTTATAATTGACAATCTTAATACTAAATATTTAAAATAAAAATGCTATAATTATCCTATTAATTGTGGAGGCTGAAAGGATAATTAAAAGATTAACACGAATAACACTTGCAACCTTCTTAGCCTTTGGTTGGCTCTTAATAGCCCCCACAGAGGCTCATTCTGACGACCCTCTAACTGTTGCAGCCCAAGAAATACAGGAACTTAACGATAGCGTAGACGATCTTGGCTACCAAGATGACTTTATAGATCTTATAGAGATAGCAGAAAATAAGTTTGCCTCAGCCACAAATGCGAAGGAACTTAAAGATGATGCCTATGATGCCCATGAAGATGCAGTAGAAGCAGAAGCCACAGCCTTAGAAGCAAAGAACCTTGCCCAGTCAAATGTGGATGGTCAGACAGCCACAGTAGCCTTGGCCCTTGAACATAAAGACAACGCTCTTGAAGAAAAGAATGATGCTCAAGATGCACTAAGCATAGCCAATATTAATGTTCAAACCACACAGTCTAATATGCAGGCTGCTGGAGGAACAGGGTTAGCCTATACGGTTTATACTCTTGTCAGACAAGGAAATGTCGCTACCCCAGGATCTGTGCTTTGTTCTGGCACCTGGAACTCAAGCCACATGCAACTACCAGTTTGTGGTAACAGATACGAAAACTTTATAGTTAAGTTCACTGGTCAAATAACAGTACCGTCCTGGTTCACATCAACATATTTTGCAGGATATACAGATGATGGATTTAGAATGTATGTAGACGGAAATCTTGCTGTTGACAATTGGGTAGAGCAAGGAACTACTTGGAGCGATTATTCACCAGTATATGATGTTAGCGAAGACAAAACATTGAGTGTAGAGATTTGGTGGTATAACGGTGGAGGACCAGGCTCCTATCATCTTGGTTGGGCTATACCTGGTGGATGGACTGGAGCAGGATGTGATTATTCTGGAAATCCAAGAGTCTGGGGACAAAATTTTAGTTGTAATCTTAATACATTTTCTTCTGGATCAGGACCAACTCAATCACAAATAAATGCTTACAATGATGCTGTTGCAGCACAGGCTATAGCACAAACAAACTATAACAATAAATTGGCAGTATACAATGACAAACTAAGCGTATACAACTCTGAAAATTCAACACTGTCATCAATGAACCAGGTATTGCAAACCAAAACACAGGAACATCTTGATGCCGTTGCAGATACAGAAGATGCTTTAGAATTGAAAAATAGCAGAATAGAAATATATAATCAGTCAATAATTGATTTAAATAATGCTATTAGTGATGCATGGGAATATTACTACGAACAATCACAGAGAGAACTTAATGCTGCTATTGCTCAAGCAGCAGCCAATGCTGCAGCCAATCAGCCGACCCCAGAACCCACACCAGAACCTTCTCCAGAACCAACTGAAGAGCCAACAGATGAACCAACTCCAGAGCCTTCACCAGACCCTACAGATGAGCCAACTGAAGAACCTACACCAGAGCCATCTCCAGAGCCTACAGTAGACCCTACAGATGAGCCTACACCTGAACCTACCCCAGAGGTTACACCAGATCCAGAACCAACTGAGGAGCCAGTCGTAGACCCAACAGAAGAGCCAACTCCTGAACCACAACCAGAACCAACCCCAGAACCAGAACCAACAAATAATCCTGAAATAGAAGATGAAGAGTTGGTTGAACTTATTCCTGAAAAGGGTACAGGAACAGCAGAAGATTTATCTGGAGTTATTGCAAACCTTACAAGCAAAGATAATAAGTTAGTTGTTTTATCACCTGAGCAAGTAGCAGCAGTTAGCCAAACACTGAAGGCTTTGACTCAGGAAGCAAAGGCAGAGGTAGCACAAGATTTAGGTATCAAGTCATCAGAAGTTGAAAAGATTGCAGAGGCAATGAAATCTGACCCTGCCATTGCTACAGCGTTTGTAGAGTTTGAAAGCAGAGCAGCAGAAGCGGGGGATTCAGCAATGCCATTCACATTGGCAGACGCTATTACTGAAGTACAGACAGAAGCATTTTTGGCAGACCCACTTGGAACATTAACAGATATAGACTTTGATAAATTATTAAGCCCTACAGATTGGGGTAAAGATATGACAGATGACCAAAGAGAGAAGGTTCAAGAGGTGGTCATTCCTGTTATTTTGGTAGGAAATATTGTTAGTTCAGTTATGTCACTAAGGAGGTTATAATATGAACATGATTAAGAAGATAGTTAAAGGACTCTTTAAGTGGTTTAAGGCTGCTGTAATTGAGAGTATTGCCCAGATATTTACCATCCTTGGCTTCTTTATTGCTTGGCTTACCCTTACAGGTACCGCCCAGCAGGTAGTGGGGGTAGCCACATTAATATCAATTGCCCTGTGGCTTATTACCATCCCGCTTCGTGAAGATAAAGAATAGTTGGTATAATACAAGTATGAAGATCCGTAATATTTTTTTATCGTGTATACTTGTATTAGGCCTTGGTGGCTGCGGGTATGACGGTCACTATCGCTATCCTTGCCAGGATCCAGTAAACTGGGAAAAGGCAGAATGTAAGCCACCACTTTGTGAGGCTACAGGAACTTGTACAAAAGACTTGATAGGAAAACAGGATGAGTAAGCAAAGATTAACACCGCAGGATCTTGATGCACGACTAAAGTTTATTCTTGGTTGTACACTTGGAGCAATTTTATTATTTACAGCGTTAGGTATTTTATACGCACTTATATTCGTAACACAACCAATTGGAGCACAATCAGAAAATGATAAAATGTTTTTCAATGTGCTTGGTTCAGTTGCTACATTTATCACAGGAACACTTGCAGGACTATTAATTGGTCAAAGTGGTGCTAAAGATATTATGCAAGCACAGATAGATAATAAAAAAGTAGATTCAGAAGTTAGAATGGCAGAAGATAAACTTGATGCAGAGTTAGATGAAGTAAGAGCAAGACTTGCTGCCAAACCAGACGGTGCAATGCCAGCAGAGCAACCAGTAGATACTAATTGGGATAAGGAGTAAGCAATGGCACAAGATGATTTTCCAGTACCAGCAGCAACAGAGAAGGCTCCACAAGGAACTGCTGCTCGTCTTATTCAAGTTGCTAAATCTCAGGTAGGCTATATAGAAGGTCCAAAAGATAACGAAACTAAGTACGGTGCTTTTATGAAAGCAAATTTCCAACCATGGTGCGGAAGTTTCGTAAACTGGTGTGGGTCAGAATCTGGCGTAAAGATTCCTAATACTGTCTACACTCCAAGTGGTGCACAGGCTTTTAAGAAGGCTAACTCATGGATTGATGGAGATTTAGCAGATCCAGAGCCAGGAGATATCGCCTATTTTGATTTCCCATCAGATGGCGTCGATAGAATTTCTCACGTAGGAATTGTTATTGAAGATAACGAAGATGGAACTGTATGGTGTATTGAAGGAAACACTTCTTCAAAGAAATCAGGAAGCCAAAGAAATGGTGGAGAAGCCTGTAAGCAACTTCGTGCTTTTAAGAAAAATAAAGCAGGAGTTCAAGTTTCTATCGTAGGGTTTGGTCGTCCTAAGTTTGGCGGTAAAGCAGCAGCAAAATCCACTACAAAATCTGAGCCTAATAAGACTGTTAAGAATACTAAAACATGCTCAGAATGTGGCCAAACAATCAAGTAATTGACACATTTTTACTTTAATGCTATACTGAATAGTAAATATAGGAAGGCATATCATGACTTGTATTGCTGTTGTACGTCACGAAGATAAAGTCTATATGGCTGGAGATCGTGGAGCATCAGATGATGGCACTATTCTAGCACTTGAGGCACCAAAAGTTTGGAAGATAGGTCCGTACCTTATTGGATATGCTGGATCAATGGACGGAGAAAGAATCCGTTACAACTTTAAACCAACTGCTCCAAACATTAAAGACACAGATAAGTTTATGCAGACTAGATTTATTAAAGAACTAAAAGAATTTTATAATGAGTTCTGGGTTGATACATCTAAAGATGGAGACCTTGGTTTGATTATTGCTATTCGTGGTGAGATATATGAGCATAGTTCTGCAGATATGTCTTTATCTAAATATACACTTCCATACCTTGCTATGGGTTCTGGTGCAGAGTATGCTTACGGTGTCTTGTATGCAACAGATAAACAAAAAAATGCAAGAAATCGTGTGCATTCTGCTGTAAGCGCAGCAATAAAATTTTCTCCATCCTGTATGGGGCCTATTGACATAGTAAGCATTTAAGGATATACTAGAGGTATGAATCATATGGGTATGGAAGATCTTTCTCCAGAGGAGCAAGAGTTTGGTATCTGGTTACAGAACGGCATTGAGAGAGGCTGGATTAGTGACCCTTATTGCCACACGCATGACGGTGGCTATCAGTATATGAGTCAAGAAGAAGTAGAAGAATGGGAAGCAGGAGGCGACCCATGCGAACACGTAATAAGAATATTCATTTAACAGAAAGGTAATACAATGAAAAAACTACTAACAACACTACTATCACTAACCATTGCTTTGGTACCACTACAGGTGGCACAGGCAAACGATCAAAAGGTTCTTGCCATTATTGATACTACTATTGATTCTAGCAAGATTCCATCAGTTATCTATGAAGCATGTTTTGCACAGTCTGGGGCTAATACATCTTGCCCTAATGGATCTGGATTTATGGAGGGTAAAGGGTCTGCAAACTTACAAATAGTTCCAGCAAAAGGATCATTAAATAATTTTAGTCATGGTACAACTATGACACAAACAGCACTTCTTACTAGTCCAGAGGTTAAGATTGTTTTTGTAAGAATTGCCCATATCACACCGAATGGATCTATGGGAGTTAGCAACCCAGAATCTATTTCAAAGGCAGTAGACTGGGTGTCTAAGAATGCTTCAAAGTATAGTATTGATGCGGTATCAATTAGTCAATCCTTTACTACCGCAACCAACCTATTACGATGTACAAATGATACAACTATCATTAATGCAGTATCCTCACTAAACAATCAGTCAGTTCCAGTTTTTGCTTCTACAGGAAACGATAGACTAACTAATAGAGTTGGCTTCCCATCTTGTGTTAATGGCGTAATTGGAGTTGGTGCTTTGGCCTGGTCAAAAAATACTAAGTTGCCAACAGACTATACAATTATGAGTCCTGTAACTAATAGAGGTCCTGGGCTAGATGTTGTTGCACAAGGAGAACAACAAATTGGATCGGTACAGCATACTGGTACATCTATTGCAAGTGTTATTGCAGCATCTTTATATGTAAATAAAAATACAGATAGAAATGTTAATAATTTTATTGGTACTTTTTCAAAGGTGCTAACATATCCATACATTTCTAAGTAATAGTATAATAGTCCTAGGCAAGACTAAAAACTGCCTACAATAAAAATAGGAGAAAATAATGGAATCAAAAAAGAAAAGTTTGCTAAAAACAATTAGTTGGCCATTTGTGCATTTTACTTTTGTTTCTGGAATAATTTATTTCGTTCTAAAGTATTACACTGGGGAAGCAGAATGGGAATATGTAGGTCTGTATGGACTATCATACCTAACGCTAGAAATGACTTTTTTCTATCTTCATGAAAGAATTTGGGCAAGGTTTGGCAAGAAGGTTAAGTAATGCGTATTAAAATTATTAGATTTATTGTTAAGGCATTAGGGTATGAACTGAGCAACGCTCCAAGAGGGATTCAAACCTGGCAATTAAGAAAGAAGAAGTAATGCCTTCATATGAATATGACTGTATGCCTTGTGCAAAACGGTATATTAAAGAAAGATCTATAAAGGAAAGCGACCCAGGGTACACCTGCGAAACTTGCAATGCTACCCTGGTTCGTGTATACTCTAATGTAGGAGTTACATTCAACGGCTCTGGTTTTTATCAAACTGATAATAGAAAGGTATAATATGTTTAGTATGCTCAAGAATAAGGAAGAAGAGAAGGTATGGCTTCTTGATGCCAATGATCGCTGTGACAGATGTGCTGCTCAGGCGTATGTTAAGGTTGTTGGTAAGTCTGGGTCGTCCCTTTTGTTCTGCGGACATCACTACAATAAGGCAATGGATAATGCAATTGGATATGACAATATGATGAAGTTTGCCTTAGAAATTCTTGATGAACGAGATAGACTAATCGAAAATAGATCAGAAAATTAATTAGAGGATAACAATGAATATCTTGGGTAAAGATTACGAAAAGGTGCTCTATGTTCACATACCTAAAACTGCTGGGTCGTCTATCACTAAAGTATTGCAGGACAATAATTTAGATAATTGGATAAGAGCATATCCAAGGCACCACGATCCATATTTTTATTTAGCACAGGCAAACAATGTTGATGATAAGGTATTTTCATTTTCTACCATACGAAATCCTTATACTCGTACATATAGTTCTTTGCATCAATATAATAGAGCAAACAAAACTAATCTATCATTTATGGAATATCTTAATAATATATTAGAAAAGAGAATATCCAAGATCAGCCCTTTGATACATCTGCCACAAGCGTGGTATGTAACAGATTCAAATAATAATATATTAGTAACAAAGTTATATAGGTTTGAAAATATTAAAGAGTTAGAGCAAGATCTTAACTGGGAGATAGGCTCATACCATATAGGAAATTACACTAAAGATATGTATATAGAAGCATATACAGATGTTGCAATAGATATTGTAAAAAAGTTTTATGCAATAGACTTTTCTCTATTTGGATATTCTACCAACTTCGAAGAGACATTGGAGCAAAGATGAGAAAGTCAGAAGAAGATTTTAATGTAAAAAAGCATGCCGAATATGATGTTTCAGAATTGCATGATTATGTAAATAATTTTTCAGATGAGTGGTTGCTGGACACAAGCAGACAAAATAGACCAAATACGCCACACACACAAACTAACACATACTATATTTATACTAGCAGTATTCACTGGAAGCATATGGAAAAGTTCGTCACTAATAAAATATCTCAAGACGAAAAACTACTACAACTAGTAGAGCCAATAGTCAAAGATTTAGAAAGAATACATAATGGTGTTCGTGGCAATGTGCTTTTAATTAAACTTAAGGCAAAAGAAGATGTTGCTATGCATGAGGATACTGGGGATTACTTGATGATGTCCCGCAGAAACCATGTGCCAATCATTACTACTGGAGATGTAGTATTTGGAGTTGGATCTGAACGCATTAGTATGAAAACTGGCGAATGTTGGGAAATAAATAATTACAGATTTCACTGGGTAGATAACAACAGTGAAATAGATAGAGTTCATTTATTGATAGACATCATGCCATACGAGATCATAGGAGATAATCATGTACGAATATAGAGTAAAAAAGTTAACTAATGTAGTAGACGGAGATACAATTGATGTCGAGATCGACCTTGGTTTTAATGTGTCGTATGCACAAAGAGTTCGTTTGGCTGGTATAGATACTCCAGAATCAAGAACTACAGATAAGGCTGAAAAAGTATTGGGTCTTGAATCTAAAGAGTACTTGAAATCAAAGTTAAAAGATGCTAAACTTATAGTAATTAAAACAGAAAAGCCAGACTCTTCTGAGAAGTATGGTCGTATTTTAGGGTGGTTATATGTTGATGGAAATACTATTTCTGTTAACGATCAGATGATTGAGGACGGATATGCGTGGGGTTATCTTGGAGATACCAAGGTAAAAGATTTTTCTGCTCTTGCCAAGCAAAGAGAAATTACAAAAAAGAAAGCAAAATAAATGGATGCTAGAACTAATGCTTTAGTAGAGCATTTGGTTTTACAGGGCGGTATCGAAATCGAAGATATTGATATTGAAACTGGTGAAACATACTACACTATAACCGATAAGTTAAAAGATATGGCTCCAGAGTTATACAAGGAATTAGATGATCAGTTTAAACATCATCTTTTTGTTCTTGGTAAGCGTGGTCCAGAGTCAATGGTTTGGAGAATAAGGGGTTAAAATGGAGATAGAAGATTTAATTTTAAGTGGTGCAATAGAGCCAGCAGGGGTAGATCCTGAGACTGGTGAAATGCTATATAATTTTACGGATAAGTTAAAAGATGTTAGCCCTCTTTTACATCAAGAGGTAAATAATGCTTTTAATTCTCATGTTATGAGACTGTGGGAGTTAGGAATGGTGAGCATGGACGTTACTGCTAAAAATCCACTGGTTCAGTTAACAGAAAAATCTTTTGATCCTGATTTAATATCTCAGTTAAATGATGAAGAACTTTATACGTTAAAGGAAATTAAGAGAAACTTATTAAGACAGTAGTATAATTGTCCTGGTGATACAATGGAATATATTATAGGATTTTTATCTGCTATTGTTTTTGTATATTTTCTTGTCCGTATTCAAAATAAATATGATGTACTAAGGGTAAGGCTAAAATTTTCTAAGGCTACTCAGAGTAGGAACCATTATTTATTTGAAAGGGATGTTGATGTTGTACAGAAAAAGAAAAAAGAAGTAAATAGGCAATCTGCAAAACATGATAAAAATGTCAATATCAGGGTAATAATCATGGACAATCAGGCCTATTGGATTAAAGATAATGTTTTTTATACTGCAGAACTTAACCATGGTATTGTTGATAAGGAAACTACAAAAGAAGTTGACACAATGACCATGAATAAGGTACAATTAGATAAAATGATATTCATCATTGATAGATTAAGAGAAGAGGCTTTTGATGATCGTTGGGGTTCAGGGTACTAGTGGTTTTAGTGACTACCAAGTTTTTCTTCGTGCCGTAGGCGTTGCTTTATCAAGTATGGCCGAAGATGACGAATACTTTTATATATACACTGCTGGTCCAGCAAATGTAAATAAGATGGTTATGGAGTTTGTAAATGTTTCTGAAAAAGGAATGAAGTCCCGTGGTAAAAAAATTAAAATGTTTAAGGTAGCACCACAGTGGATGTCAGAAAATATTTTAGATATTAATTATTTTGTATTTTTATCAAAGCCAAAAGAAAATGCATCAAAGTTAGTAGCACAAGCACAATTAAATAATATCGAAGTCGGAATATTTCAATACTAGGAGAAAAATGATAGTAAAAGAATTAGAGCAAATGGAAAAAATTGTATCCAAAAATAGGAATTTGTTTTGGGATGGATGGACTGTAGTTAGTATATATAAATCTGATAAGGCTAAAACATCAAAGAGCGGAATGTATGTAAATGGTAACTGGTGTATGTCAAAAAGATTTGAGCCGAATAGGAATGGTTGGGATATTCCAGAAAGGCTAGTGCTGGGGTATGCACAAACTTAAATGGAAAGACGATGCTTCTTGTTTAGATTATGATACAAATTTATTTTTTGAGAAATACGAAGAAGAAGAGTTATTAAGACCAGCAATTGATGCCTTGTGCATTGAGTGTCCAGTAATACAAACATGCTTTGCTGTAGGTGTATCAAGCAAAGAATACGGTGTTTGGGGCGGTATTTATTTGGAAGCAGGAGCAATCTCAAAAGAGTTTAATAGCCATAAAACAGAAAGTGATTGGGGCAATACATGGAAGCACCTTACCACTGAAGAAGACTACAAATGAATAACAAAGAGTATTTAGATTTTATAAGAAAAAAGAATAAAGAAATCTTATCAAAATGTTATTATTGTGATGGTTTTGCCATAACTATAATTGCTGATGGTTATGCCATTAAGCCTGTCTGCAAAGAGCATGATAGTCGATCATTTGATATAATGGAAGAAGACATTAACACAATATTCGAGAAACAGAGGGACTTTGAATGATTATTCAGATTATAGGTCTTCCAGGATCAGGAAAGACTGAACTGGCAAAGGCACTAAAGGAACGCATTAATGCTATTCATCTAAATGCAGATGAGGTTCGTGCTACAGTAAACTCAGACCTTGGCTTTAGTCATGAAGATAGAATTGAACAGGCAAGAAGAATGGGTGAGATGGCTCGTCTTATTGCAAAGCAGGGGGTCGCTCCAGTAATTGTTGACTTTGTTTGTCCTACAGAATTAACTCGTGCAGCATTTGGAAAGCCAGATATTTTAATTTATATGGAAACAATTGAAGAGGGTAGGTTTGAAGATACTAACAAGATGTTTGAAACCCCAACCAATTTTGATATGGCTTTTATTAGTCACGAGTGGGATCCAAACGAAAAGGCAACAGAGATAATCAAACAATTTAATTTGCATGACTGGTCTGCACCTACAACATTGATGCTTGGCAGGTACCAGCCTTGGCATGAAGGCCACCACGCTCTATACAAAGAGGCGGGTAAAAGAACAGATCAGGTACTTCTTGGAGTACGTAATACATACAATACAAGTGAGAAAGATCCACTTAAGTTTGATCAGGTAAAAGAATATATTGCCAAGGACGACTTTATGGATGGGGCATTAGTATTAAGACTACCTAACATTACCAACATTGTATATGGCCGTGATGTAGGATATAAGATTGAGCAAGTAGATTTGGGGGCAGACATTCATGCTATATCGGCTACGCAAAAGCGTAAAGAGATGGGTATCTAAGGTTTGGAAAGTAATTAGTAAAGGCCCTGACAATATGGAGTGGCCAGCATGAATGTATCCAAACAAAGATCAGCACTAAAGGCCATTACATGGCGTATAATTGGAACAGCAGATACATTTGCTATTGCTTGGCTTATAACCAAAGAGCCAGTTACAGCAGGTGCAATCGCAAGTTTCGAGGTAGTTACAAAAACAATCCTTTATTACTTCCATGAGCGTGGTTGGAATAAAGTTAAATGGGGTAGAAAATAATGTATACAGATTCTATGCGTAGAGCATTTAAGTCCTTAGATCATTTTTGCCCTAAAGGCTTTAGTTTAGAGTTAGTGGATAATGATAGTTTTATTACTGTTCGTGCATCAGAAAAATCTTTTATGTCACTATTTGACGAAGATAAGCGTCGTGCTGTAGAATATATGATAAGAGTCAAAAAGGCACTTGAGGATAATGGAGCAATTGTCCTATTAGTTCGTGAAGGCGGTAAAGAATAATGCAAACATTTTTACCATCAGCAAATGCAGCAACCTCTGCTCGGTTTCTTGATAGCAAGCGTTTAAACAAGCAAATACTTGAGTGTTACCAAATACTTAATGTCTTGTCTGGTAAGTCTAAGGGTGGTGGCTGGCGAAATCATCCAGCAGTTCTTATGTGGAAAGGCTATGAGCGTGGCTTATGGCAGTATGTTCAGGCTATGATTCGTGAGGCTAAGTTGCGAGGTATTCGTACAGAAAACAATGAAGCCAATCTCAATACTTTAAAAGACTTGTGTTGGGATATTTGGGGAGATAATCCTCCATCTTTTTGGAATGATAAAACTAAACTTATGCGTGTAGTAACAACACACAAGGCAAGTCTATTTGATAAAGATCCTATATTCTATTCAAGGTTTGGTTATGCAAAGCATAGCATTTACAACAGTCCATGCTGCTCTAAGTGCAAGTATTATTGGGTAACACATGAGGGTAGAAATGCTTGAGTTTGCTATATTTTTAATTTTTTTTACTCTAATAACTATACTATCAATAATCATTGTAAGATTAAAAAATGTAAACTTGCAATTAGTTATTGCAATAGATCAGGCAATTGCAGATATTGAAGTTTTGAGTTTGCGATCTAATGAAACGCCTACTGAAAAAGAACACCTTTTGTCATTTTTAAATGAAACTCGTGACATTGCATACAAATATATAGAGGAGGTTCATACTGCTTTATTAGAATATAAAGAAGAAATTGAGTATGACTTAAATAATCCAAGTGAACTATCTATACATAGACTTAAAAATGCTTTTAAAAAGTTAGAAAAAATATATCCAAAGGACATTCCAAATGATTAATGCAAGAGGAATACCTACAGCAAACTGCCCTGAATGTGGATGCGATCTTTTAAAGGTTAATGTAAAAATTGATCCAATAGATTATGAGATAGGGCTATATACATTGGACGGTGAGTGTGCTAAATGTGGTGCCCTGGTTACTGTTGCCACCCCACTTGACCATCCTGATTTTCAAAAAGGAGAAAAATGAAAGAGATTATATTCTCAGTTTTAACTGGTTTTGGCTGCGGTTTGGTGTTTGCAATCTTTAAACTACCAGTTCCAGCCCCACCAGTGTTTGCTGGAGTTGCTGGTATAATTGGACTATGGCTCGGATACGATGTCATAACAAGGTTCATATCCTAGGAGGAATAAAATGAAACTTAAAGAAAAACAAAAGAAAATGCTAGAGACTTATGTTGCATCATTTGGTGTTGCTGTAGCACAGTCATATCAGGCTAACAGCGATCTTGGAATAGATGGCTTACTAATTGCAGGTTTAATTGCAGTAGTAGGACCAGCGATAAGAGCGATCAATCCAAAAGATCCTGCGTTTGGTTGGGTAGCAAATGTGGCTGATGCAGAACTTAAGAAGTTGGCTAAGAAGGCTGAAACAAAGAAGAAGGCTCCTGCAAAGAAGTCTGGCGGTGGCGGTAAGCCATCACAAATGGCATAATAGCCTTATAAAAGGAATAGGGATGGGTTGTTGACATCCCTATTTCTAATAAAAGTAAAAGGATAAAGCGTGATAATTAAATATTATTTTTATAAAATTTTTAAAAAAATAAAAAAAGTTATTTTTTTTAAAAAGAAAAAAGACACAAACAGAGAGTTTATATACTAAATGATTATACTTGGAATTAATGAAACATCACATGATGCTTCTGTGTCTTTAATTAAAGATGGTGAAATACTATTTGCTGGTCATGCTGAAAGATATTCTAAAAACAAAAATGATTGGTATAACAATAAAGATATTTATTCCGATATGCTTAATTATGGAACTCCAACACACATAGCATACTATGAGCATTCTCAACTTAAAAGATCACGTATATTATTAAGAGGTGGGGCAGCAGACTGGAAGCCTAAGATTCCTATGGATCTTCCAGTAAAATACTTTAGTCATCACTACTCCCACGCATGTGCTGGATACTATACAAGTAAGTTTAATGACGCAGTAATTGTTGTGCTAGATGCTATTGGCGAATACAATACTTCAACTATATGGGTTGGAGAAGGCAGCAAGATTAAGCCAATTAAAAAGTTTAACTACCCGTTTAGTTTTGGTTTATTTTACTCTGCATTTACTCAACTTGTAGGGTTGAAGCCAAATGAAGAAGAATATATTCTTATGGGAATGGCTGGGTATGGAGATCCTGAAAGATATTTCCACAAAGTAAAAGATTATTTCCCATCAATGTCTCAACAAAAATATAACTTTCATAAGGGCATTATTGATTGGGATGAGCCTATTGGACAACAGGAAAAATTTGATATTGCTGCTGCCGTTCAAAAAGTATATGAGCAAAGGCTTATGGAATTTATGCGATATGCAAAAGCCAAAACAGGAAAAGAAAATCTTGTCTTTATGGGTGGGTGTGCACTTAACTGTTCTGCAAATACAAAGTTATGGGATATATTTAGTGATATTTGGATTATGCCAAACCCTGGCGATGCTGGAAGTTCTTTGGGCGCAGCAGCAGCCTTGTACGGTAAACATTTAAATTGGCAATCACCTTATCTTGGCTATGATCTTGGTGGAGATTACCCAGTTCAGAAAATTCTGGACGGTATATTTGAAGACGGAATCGTAGCAGTAGCAACAGGTAGAGCAGAATACGGTCCAAGAGCATTAGGAAACAGATCTATCTTGGCTGATCCAACAGATCCAGACATCAAGAATAAGGTTAATTTAATTAAAAAGAGAGAGTTATTCAGACCATTTGCCCCAGTAGTTATGGCAGAACATGCATCAGAATGGTTTGATATGAATTATGAATCTCCGTATATGCAGTATGCTGTCAAATGCTTGAAGCCTGACCTAATACCATCAGTAGTTCATGTGGATGGTACTTCTCGTGTTCAAACAGTAACAAAAGATCAGCACCCTGGACTATATACTTTATTAGAAAAATTTTACTCAGTAACTGGTGTGCCTATATTATTAAATACAAGTTTAAATATTAAGGGGCAACCACTATTAAATGATATGAATGATGTAAAGATTTTTAATGAAATTAATAGGTTTAATATAATAACATGACGAGTAATAGAAATCTTTTTGAGTTTGATAATCTGTTTTCACGATCCTTAAAGTCGATGGGTGGCAAAATTCAAGAAGGACCATGGCCTATAGATACTGATCGTTTAGAGGTATTGTATACTCACAATTCTTACGGCTATAGGTGTGAAGAATTTAATAACCAGGAAGTTTTAATTTTAGGATGTTCTTATACCAGAGGTGATGGACTACCATTAGAAGTAACATGGCCACATATGCTTGCTAATAAAATGAATAAACCTTATATTAATTTAGCAAAAGGTGGAGATGGAATGCAGGCTCAAGTTTTTAAGGCATTTCAATTTTTTAGAGAGTTCCATAATCCAAAATATATTTTTGGACTTTTTCCTTTGACAAGATTAGAAATGCCATATGTAAAGGATGTATTTGCTGTAGATAAAAATCCTAAAGTAGTTGATGTTAATGGAAAATATATTCAGAATGTTTTTATTTCAAATAGAAAAATTGAAAAATTTTCAAAATTACCACATAGTATTGATGAAATCTTGCCAGAAGAGGCTGCAATATTTTATAACTTAATGTTTATACAAATGTTAGATCAGTATTGCAAAGCAAATAATATTAAATTTTTATGGACAGTTTATAATGATTTAGAATATAAAGGAAACAACAGTGATTTGCTAAATAAACTTAAGTTAGATAGTTATTTTAGTGAGCCGTCTCTCAACTGGAGCGACTACCCTATTGAGCATGATCAATGTCACGCAGATCTTTCTAATGATCAATTCTTTTACTATGCTGCAGACTCTATGGAGCAACCTCTGAAACTATCGCAACAGTACCTTGATATTTATCGTCCTACGGGTGGTCATGGTCATTGGGGCTTTCACAAACATATTCACCTTGCAGATACTATATATAATCTAATATAATTATGCGTTTTTGATATCATTCAAAATAGCATCAGCCAAACCCTTATCAAAGTGGGCATGTCCAGCAGAAAGACGATCAAATTGAGGGGCTAACAAATTAACAATCCTATTTTTTGTTGCCTGAATAATCTGATGCACCATGATTTCTGCTTGCTGTTCTGTGGTAAGTTCTTCATTCATAATCTAATTCTATCATAACCTATGCTATACTATTTATATGCCATATCGTATAGGTGCTAAGGGATCGTCAGGTTGCTCTGGATACCCTGCTTTAAAGGACACGGGAGAGGTTATGGGCTGCCATAAGACTCGTGGTGAGGCAGCAGCCCAGATCTACGCTATAAACCGCTCTGAGGGCAATATAGGCAAGGCTATGGTCAAAGAGGGCGACATGGTTATGGCCCCACACGAAGAAGAAATGTATGTTGGTCGTGTAGTTCATGTAATGACAGAGGGCATGCTTGGTATGCCAGGATCAGAATATTCCCTTGAAGCATCTGCAGAAGAGCCTGCTATTTTAATTCAATTATTTGAAATGGAAGAGGGCGAACTTGAAGAGACAGAATATTTTGTTGGGGCAATGGCTAAAGATGTAATGGTTTTACCTGAGATGGCAAATGATGAAGAGATGGATAAGTCTATGTCTTCAGGATCTTCTGACGATGAAGAAGATGACGAAGAAGATGAAATAGACAAAGCATATGCAGGATGTGGATGTCCAATGTGCAAACAATTAGATGTAACCTGCGAACAATGTCCACAATGTCAATCTGGGGAAATGAAATCAGATTGTTGTTCTAATGTAGTTAAGCAAGCACCTTGCTGGGATGGTTATGTACAAAGAGGAATGAAAGAACAAAATGGTAAAATGGTTCCAAACTGTATACCTGTAGAAAAGATTTTGTTTGAAGGTTTTGCAAAAGA